CGCAACACGTTGACCGAATGGACCTCCCGGAAGATCACGCCCTGCCAGGACTGCACGCCGCCGTACCGCGACGGCCGGATCGGCAGGGTGTCCCGAGGATCCTTGGGGATGATCAGGTGGTCCTGCTTCACGTGATCCCACTCGATCATCATGTCGGCGGTGCCGCACGCCCAGGCGATCTTCATCACGTCGGCGAACGCCACGTCCGCCATGTTGTTGAGGTACCACGCGATCGTGAGTTTGTTGAGCAGATCGGCGGTGGGCGCGTACTTCGGGTTGAGGCTGCGCCAGCCGAAGGTGGGCTTGAGATCGGTGAGCGCGCTCACGTGCGCCTGCGCCGCGCGCCGGCACAGGTTCAGGGTGAATTTCTCGATGTCGCCGAGCGTTCCAGGCGAGACGCCCTGTACCCCCAGCTTGTGATCTCCCGACACGTACGCCATGCCGTCAGCCATCTTGGCGTAGTTGGGATCCTGCTGGATGAACCCGTCGCCTTCTTCGATCGCCTCGTCCAGCCACCCCAGAAGCTTGGAGTTGTACTTGGGATCCCGCCCGTTGAGGGCGTCGTCCGACATCACGGGGAACTGGTAGAAGCCGGCGGGTGAGTAGCTGGACATCGACGGGTCTCGCTAGATGGGGTCAGTGGGAAGCGCGGATGCGAGATCTTCCGTCGCGCCAGGGCCGAAGGCGTCATCCACACCAGACGCGTCGGTACGTTCCACCCGAAAGCGTGGCCGCCCCTTGGCGTCGGTGAAGGAAGGCGGCGGGGCCTCCTCGACCGTGCCCAGGGTGTTCACGCTCATGTTGCTCTTGTCCTGGGAGTACCCCCGAATCACATAGGGCTGCCCAATCCCCTCTGCCGCGAGGATCTCGCTCTCGCGCTCGAACTGGCGGAGCTCGTGCAGCGACTCGAAGCGGATCCCATTCCCGATCGGTACTTCGATCGGCGAGGTGTGGTGGAAGTCGATCCCCGGAGCCTTGCCGAAGCGCGGCGCCGGCGGGTCCACCATGGTGAGGGTTCTCCGCCACTTCATGGGGGCGGCGCAGCACTCAGGCGGATCGCCAATCTGGTGCGGTCGGCGCTTGGCCGTTCCGCACTGCTGGCACTGGAAGATCTGGTAGAGAACGGCGTTGTGCATGGCTCAGGCCGTCGGCGCGGTCTCCGCCACCGGGGGCGCGTCGGTCACGACACGCGTCACCACCGGGATCTCGACAGAGGCCGCCGGGAGCCGGAAGAAGTTGGAGAGGAAGCTGGCAGCGATCCGCGCGATGTACTCCGCCGGGTCTTTCTCCTCCCGAGCGGCGAGCCGGGCGATCTCCTCGAGCTGCCCCACCGGAAAGTCGAGACGGATCTCCCCCAGACGGACCGACCCCAGGCGATCGATGTAGTCGAGGATCTGCGGCAGGTTCATCGGCGGGATGGTCCGCCCGGCCGCCATGCCAATCCGATCCAGGTCGTTGTAGTCGAGGATCAGGAAGGGCTTGCCGACACATCCCACCGTCTTGGTGAGCAGGCGGACCGCTTCCTGGGTCACCTTCTCCTCCACCGGGAGGGCGGTGGCCGGCAGGCGCGAGGCGATTTCGTCGGCGAGGTCGTCCGAGATGGTGATCCGCATGAGAGGTGCGCTCCTTGGGGCTCAGACCGCCGACAGGGCAGCCCGTGCGAACTTACAGTAGCACGGGGAGCGGCGTTCGCCCGGGCCCAGGCCGCGTACCCTGAGGTCGCTGGAGATGTCGTCCTGCCAGCCGGCGGGGAAGAGCCAGCCTTCTGCCTCCACGGCGGAGACCATCACCGGGAGAAAGGGCCGATCCCCGGTGTCGAGCGTCACGAGGCAGAGCTGCCCCACCCGAGGCTCCCACTTCCCCTCGAACACCCGCGCCTTGAGCCCGGCGCCCTTAGTACTCCCAGCCATCGTAGGTCTCTCCTCTGAGATCGTAGAGCATGTCTTCGAGCTCCGGGTCCAGCCGATCCACCCTACCTCCCTGCACCTGGGCGATCTCCGCCTCGGTGAATGGCAAGGTCTGGTAGGTGGCGCCGCGCTGGTCGTACTGCGACAAGGCGGCGCGCCGCTGCTCGATCATGCGAAGCCGCCGGCGACGGTCGGCGAGCGGTTCGCGCTCCCCGCCTGCCAGCCGCCAGGACACGTAGTGGCCGATCGCGATCGACATGATGCAATCGTCGTGCGCACCGGCGGCGGCGGCAGCGTCGGCGAGCGCACCGTCGGTCTGGAAGTCGTGCAGCTCCCCGAGCGTGTGTGAGGAGTTGATCAGGAGATCCGGCTCGCCGGTGATGGGGTCAACCGTGGTGAGCGCCTCGTAGAAGTGGTCCAGGATGATCGGCCGAGTGCGCTGCGTGGTGTACCACCCCTCCCGGGCCGAGAAGCGATTGGCGTGGGCAGCCGCGCCCACGTGCTCCATCACGTAGAAATGGCGATACCCGAGGTGGAGCCGCAGGGTATCTTGTGTGCTCATGCCGTGGTTGTTGGTCTCGATCGCCACGCAGGCTTCCCGCCCGGCATCGTCCACGAAGAGGTGCCCCAAGGCGTCGATGATGAAGGCCGCTTCTCGTGGTTTGATGCGATCCGAGATGTAGTGGGCGACCTGCTCCTCGGTACGCGCGATCGTCCCCTGACGGATCACGTCGATCGACGTGCGATCCTGCCCGAGCCCGTCTGCGATGTCGGCGGAGACGACGTACTTGTGCCCACGCAGGGGCGGCTCGTAGATCGCGCAGAGCCCCATGCCGTCGCTGTGGGCGCCGTCTGCCGCAAGATCCCGAAGGGCGAGCGGCAGGAAGCCATACCCCGGCGGGATGAGCGCGAGATCATCGGTGAGGCGCGCCAGCTTGCGTGGGAGGGGCGGGAGGCCGCGCGGAGGCACTACACCATCTCCCCGGCATACTCAGCTCGTCTTCCAGATCCTTCGGCGAGAGCGCGTGATCCCTGAGGTCCGCGATGAGCGTGTTCGGGAGTACACGATACACGAGACGCGCCGGGCGCTGGCGGTTCCGCAGGTAGTCGATCTGCGCCGGCGTGAAGATGCTCCGGCCGGAGTACTGAAACGCTTCCTCAGGCTCCGCCGGGTACTCCTCCAGGAACTTGTAGAGCGTCCCCTTGTCCTCGGCCGCGCGGCGCTGCAGGTGGTACCAGTAGAGCTGCTCTTTCGAGAGGCGGTAGGTCTCCCCGCCCATCCAGCGCGGCCCATGCTCGGCCACGCGGGTCGCGTAGGCGATCACAGCATCGGATGGCGTCCAGTCGGTCGGGCAGGGCGCCCAGTACTTGCTCCGCTCCGCGTACCAGGGAATGAAGATGTTGAAGCTCCGCCCGTTGCCGGCGGCGGTGGTCAGCCACTCCTTGTGCCACCAGTTGTGGCGGCCCTTCGCCGTGCTCTCCTTCGCCATGAAGGTGCGCGGCGTCATCGGGATCGCCGGCATGAGCGCGTCATCGATCTGCCCGGCGTTCTCCCAGGTCGAGAGCTCCGAGAGGTGCGCGATGGAGTAGGTCTTGCTGCGCCCAATTTGCCCTTTGCTCCCGCCGTCGTCCTGCAAGGCGCCCTTCATCGACTTGCCCGACTCCACGATCACACTCGCGTGGTTCGTGAACACGATGTGGTGGTCCTTGGTGTGGTACTGCTCCCCCGGCTTCAACCACCAGGGGCAGTGCTCCACGGTGAGCTCGAGCATCCCGAAGAGGCCGGTGGAACCGGAATTTTGCGGGACATCGCTTGCGATCAGCCCCTTGGTGTAGGTCTGCGTCATCACCCGATGCGCGAGGATCGATTGGCAGAGGGTGGAGGCGCCGAGCTGTCTTCCCTTGAGGATGTTGAAGAGGAGCCCGTCGGGATGCCCTTCCTGCCAACGCGTACGCTCTACGCGCCCGATCGCGTCGAGGATCAACTGCTGCGAGGTGAAGAGCGGGAAGATCGGCGTGAGGCCCTTGGCCGGGTGGATGATGAAGGAGTAGCGCTCGGCGAAGTAGCGGTAGTCGATCTTGGTGAGGATCCGCTCGGTGGTGACGAACTTCTGTTCCTCCTCGGTGAAGCGCCGGGAGGGTGCGCCCTTCTTGGGATCCCAGATCGCTGCGAGCTGACGCGTGCGGCGGTGGCACTCGTCAGCGGGCGTAGGTGTGGGGACGCCGCCAAACTGCGCCTTGTACGCCGCACCGATGGGCGAGGCGAGGATCTGCGCGAGGCGGGCGGCGACGACATCGGGATGGTACATGGGGCTACTGGAGACCGTGCTGCTCGATCAGCTCCCGGCCGTCCATGCTGTTGTGGACCACCAGGGTGTTCCCGTCCTCTTCATACACCCGCGGCGCACACCAGCAGGTGGTCCCCATCTCGTCGTGCTCGCGGAGATCGTCAATAGGCACGACGTGGATGGGCGCAGGCATCAGAACACCACCGCACCGGCCACGCGGATCCCCGCCTTCCCCGCCGCGACATCCTGCGAGATCGTCCCGTGCAACTCCCAGCCCTTGGGGAGCTTGGCCGCGAAGCCGATCACACGCTGCGTCTTGTCCACGACGACGACGCCGATCAGGCGCTTACCAGAAGGTACGGCCATCTCCTGGACCAGATCCAGCCCCGTGCGGAGCAGCGCACCGGCCTCGGTACGCTGCCCCGTCCAGTCGGGCGACATCAGAGCCGATCCAGCGCGGCGTCCAGGATCCACCCCGCCGCCTTGCTGCGGAGCTGAATCTCGAGCGTCACCTCGGCGCCGCGTGCGCTGGCCAGGGTGAGGAAGTGCGTGCCCGCCGAGGAACGCCCCAGCCCAGGCGCGATGTAGCGGATCTTCTCCACCACGCCGTGCCCGTACTGTTCCACCAGCTTGTCGAGCTGCCCCTGGATGTGGTCGGGGACATTCCCCTCCAGACCGTTGAGCAGGGCGAGTACCTTGAGCAGTGCCGTCATGTGCTTCTCCTAGCGTCTGCGTGACACGATGAGCGCGTCGGGCTCGGTCCCGTCGAAGGACAAGGCGCTCCCCGCGCGCACGGTGATGGGGTCGAGCGAGCGCCCCTCTCCTACCTGACTGTGGACGGTGACATCGAGATCGTACCGCGCCACCAGATAGTAGCTGCTCACCGGCCCGAAGGGTACGGTGTACTGCGCGCCGTCCACCTGCGTGCCGTAGGCGCGCACGACCCCTCGGGTATTCCCGTTGCCCGCGCGCAGGAACTCGTTGGGCAGATCCCAATGCCGGTTCGGGAAGTTGGCGTTGGCGTTCTGCTTCTCACCGTTGGCGACGTTGGGGGACAGGAATCGGGCCGCCCGCGCGCACTCGACGTACCCCGGGACATCCTGGGCGTTGCCGAACCCGCGAATGCCCTCGTCCGGGTGGAAGCAGGTGGCGACGGCGCCGGAGAGGAGCGCGACGAGGCGGTGGGAGCGGAGGACTTCGGCCCGACGCTCGCTGGCAACGCTGGACCCCGGGCCGATCGGCTCGTTGTCGATCCAGGGGTGGTTGAGCAGGCCCACATCCCACGGCTGGCGCCACGGACGATCCTGCATCTCGCTCCGGGTGGTGTCGCGATCCAGGTGGATGATGCCGATCGGGCCTTGGGTGCGCCGCCACTGATCCACGAAGGCCACCCCCGGCTCGTCCCAATACGAGCCCGTCCCCACCAGATCGGTGTTGTTGATGCTGCGGTAGATTCCCACCAGCTCCTGGAGATCCTCTGGCGTCGCCTCGCCGAACATCCAAGGCTCGTTCATGATCTCGGCCGTGAGGACGACATCCGGGTACTCCTTGAGGATGTACGCCATGCGCTCGATGTAGACGCGGCGATTGCGCTGCCGATCCAGGCCGTTGCCCTTGCCGATGAGGGTGGCGACCACCCGCAGGCCGGCGGCGCGGCACTGCTCGAGATCCCAGCGGACAGACTCGGCATGGCGCGGGTCGTTGTGATCGGCCGCCACCCCGTGCCAGTAATCCCCTGGCCGGTCTTCTCCCACCTGGTACATCACCCGCTTGTAGTGGTACCCGGCGGCCACGTCGCTCGCGTTGTCGCGGAGGACGCGATCGCGATCGTGGGTCATCGCGTGCCCGTGGTAGAACCGGGAGACGCCGAGGAACGGGATGGGCCCGGAGGCGTCACCGAGGGCGCGTCCCCAACGACGCACCGGCGTGAGCGTCCGCCCGGGGGCTGGCGTGCCGAGCGCCGCCCCTTCGAGGAAGAACGTTTCCCACACCGACGGGATCGCGGTTGTGTCCACCGTGCTCCCGCCGCCCCCTTCCACGCGGAGCACATAGCCCCAGGCGTCCGAACGGATCGCCCAGCCTGTGCCCTCGCGCACGAGACGCCACTGTTCCCAGGAGCGGAGATCCTCCCGGTTCACCTCGAGACGCCCGTCCGGCTGGGCGGAGAGGAACTTCCCCCAGATCCTGAGGCCCACCCGTTCGTGATCCACGGGGACGATCTCGAAGGACTCGTCCGGCCCGACGCCGGTGGCATCGGCCCAGAGCTGCCCCTGGCGCCCATCGGGACGCGCGATATCCGGGGCGTACACACGCAGGTAGTGGCCGTTCCAGGTACGAAATGCAGGCATGGCAGGATCCTCGCTGACTAGTCGCAGGCGACGTGCAGGGCTGGTGCGTCAGGGTACCACGCGGCCAGCTCACGGGCGATCATCCGCAGGGCCGGCGCGTGATCCACCCCACGCACGCGGTAGTGTGTGTACTCGCAGACCAGCCGGGTGTATCGGAGGTCCGGCGAGTCGCTGTACGGCTGCCCGCGAATGATCGCCAGCGCCCGCAGCAGATCGCGCATCTCCGCATCCGCGATGTCGTTGTGCTCGATGGGGGCCGGCATCACTTCACCCTGCGCGTGATCGTGGGGGGCGGGACTTCCCGACGTATGAACGGCAGGAGCTGCTTCCCATCCCCGCTTCGCAGGGCCGCCTTGAGGCGCTTCCGGTACTGCCGTGGCGAGAGGTTGAGGCGCCGACGGACCGCGCGGGCGGTCTCGTGTTCGTGCTGGAGGGTGCCGCCGCCGGTGCGGACCAGCCAGCGGCTACTACGCGCGAAGAGGCCGTTGGCCTTGGCAGCGGGAAGGAGCGCGAGTGCGCCGGTGCGAAGGATGCGTTCGGTGTCCATGGGAGTGTGCGTCTCCACAAGTGGCCGCCCCTGGCTCAACCCCCTGTGGGCCGCGCGAGGAAGAAGCCGAGTGCCCGCGATTCTACACCCTCTTCGTCGCTCTTCGGTAGCTTCCCGGCGTCCGCCGTCTCGTCCACCATCCAGGTACGCCCGGCGACCAGCGCATCGTTCACCAGATCGAGGGCCGGGCGGCCTCCGACCTTCTGCCCCGACGCCGCCTTGAGGACGCTCAGGGTGTTGAGCCCGAGCTCGCCGGTCACCGGGATCCCCAACGTGCGCTGCAGATAGCGGATGGCCCTGGCCACGCCGGAGTTCACGCCGAAGTCGATCAGTTGCTCCCGAAGATGGGCGTGGGGGACTCCCACAAACGGCGCGAGGTACTGCGCGTAGTAGATCGCCTCGGCCTCCTCCCGGGGGAGGGTACGCACCTCCTCCGGCGTCGCCGGCCGACCGAGCTTCCGCCACTTCCCCAGCGTCTCCTGCGTGATGCCGAAGTTGGTGGCGCCGCCCCGATCGCCGGGGACGTGGCGATAGCCCCCCTCACGCCGGAGGATCCCGGCGAGGATCTCCGCCTCGGTCACCGATGCCTCGCCAGGAGACGATCCAGTTTTCCATCGAGGGAGGAGAGTCTGGTGTCCTGCGCCTCGATCAACTGCTTCTGGAAGTCGATCGCTTGGGCCTGGGCCTTGATCTGCCCCTCGAGGCGCACCAGCCAGACGATCCCGCCGATCGCGGCGATGAGCACAGTCACGATGAGCGCGGTCATCTGATCGGTCAGGACCAGCGTGACCAGGGAGACGCCGATACCGGCGGCGGCTTCGAGCGCGGCGCGCACGGGGAGCGGAAGCGGATCGGAGGCTGGCACCATGGAGGTTGGGCCCTTGGGGAGAGCGTCCGCTGCGGATGCGCGCATGGTCGGGAGCTAGGGTTGTGCGTCGGACGGCGCCGGCGCGGGGGAGACGTCGGCCTCGATCGGCGGGAGCGGAGCGCTCCCCCCGCCGAAGAGGATCTGGTCCATGGCTTCTTGCAGGCGATCACCATCGCCCCCGCCCGCCTGTACCAAGGCCGCCATCTGGTTCGAGTTGGTGATCGAGATCCCGCCGCTCTTGGGGAGGAGCCCGGAGAGATCGAGCGCGAGCTTGCGCGCTTCGGGGTCGGCGGCGTAAGCGAGGGTACCGCGTCCCTGGCAGGTCGTACACGGCGCCGGGCTTGGGTTGGGCACCTCCTCGGTCGGATCCGCGGTCTTGAACTTGAGGCCCTCGCAGTCGTAGCAAGTCTCCTCCCGGGGCGCGCCCTGCTTCATCACGTCCCTGACCACCGCCGGCGTGCCCTGCGCGATCAGGACCTTGGCCTCCAGATGGCTGGCGGCGGTCAGTCCCTCGGTCACCGCGGCGATCAACTGCCCGGGCTTCATCCCCGCGGCGCGGCAGAGCTCGAGCAGCGGCGCCTTGGCGTGGATCGGGTCGGCCAGCATGTGCAGGAGGCGCGTCCCCGGCTTGTCGAGCGCGGCGGTGGCGAGCGCACCGATCAGGAGGTCCCGCCCGCCGATCCGCTCTTCGAGCTTGGTGACCTCGGCGAGCGCGGCTGCCGCGATGGGGGCCAGCGCCTTCTCAGCCAAGGAGGGATCCTCCCCGCTCGCCCAGGATCCCGCCCAGGCCAGCGGCGTAGGCGGCGGCGGTCGCCTCCACCTGCTCCTGCCGATTGAGCTCCTCGTGGATCTCGTCGTCGGTGGGCATCCGCCCCATGGCCACCCCCAGCGCCAGGGTGATCTCCTCGATCTTGCGGATGGCCGCCTGATCTGGGCCGTTGGAGATGTCCACCGCCTCCGCGTCCGCTGGCGTCCGTGCCGCCGCCGCCGCCGCCGCCGCCGCCGCCGCTTCCAAGGTCGGAGGATCGAGCCCGAGCGCCACCTCGCCGAGCTGGATCAGGCGCTCGAGGGCGGTGGCTTGGCGCTCCGCTGCGGCCACGAGGCGCTCCAGATCTGAGGGGCCGAGGAGCTGGTCGAGTCTGGTGCGCGCCATGCGCGGCAGTGTGCCAGTGCGTCGCCGGCGGCGTCAAGAGCCCCAGGCGCCGGATCTGTGCAGCCTCTGCGGCAGAGAGCCCGCCCACCCCCCTGGTACGTGGTACGCGTGATACAAGCCTCCCTGCTTTGTATCAAGTAGTCCCAGATATATCAGGTGTGACAAGGGTGGTACAAGCGCCAGGAGCCCAGCCGGCCAGAAAAATTGGGCGGAAAAAATGGCTGTGAAGCTCAACGCCTCCCCCGAGCCCCCCGCCCCGCCTCGCGCGGACAATGAGCCCCCGGCATCGATCGCAGCACGCCCATGCCGGCGGGAGATGGGACGGGAGCGCCCTTGCCTAGCCCAGCGCGGCCCGTAGTGTCAAGAGGTACGCCGATCCGCCCCGCCGCGCGCCTACTGTTGACAGCTACCCCGGGATAGCAGTACAGTCGGAGGGGATGGAGATCAAGGTACAGAGCAGACACGGACACCGGGCCGGAGGTGTAGAGAGTGGGACGCCGGCGCGCCTGTCGGGCCGGAACCGTCTCACGCCGGCAGGCAATCCGACCCGAACCGTTATCAATCCGGCTCACCGTCTCAGCCCGAACCGCGCCGACCCGTACCACCTAGCTAGACCTAGAGGACAGCAGCCCCGCCGGCAATCCCGCCGGACTGGCCGCCCCAATCGAGGAGCCCGACCGATGCCGCGCCGCCAGCTCTACCCCTACCGCGTCCACCTCACCCTCCGGGCGGACCTCGCCGCCAAGAGCCGCAAGGCCGCCAACGAGCAGATCCGCGCCACCCTCGCGCACCTGTTGGTGAGCGCCCCGCAGATCGCCGACGGCGCCCGCCTCACCGTGGAGAGCGCCTGCAGCGCGCCCATCGACGCCCAGACCAGCCCCAAACCCAACCACCGCCGAGCGTAGGAGATACAAGACCATGCGACCCGCACCCCGCACCAAGCAGACCGACGCCACCCGCCCGCCGCACACGCTCCGCCCGGCGCCCGTCCGCCCGCACGAGATCATCGTGTCCGCCACCGTGCAGCACTCCGCCGGCCCGCACCCGGCGGTACTACTCGCCCACGACGCCGGAACGATCTACCTCGATACCCGCCGGCAGTACCTCGAGCTTCCGGCCAGCGCCGACAGCCCCGCCCGCACAGCCGCCCTCGCCCCCGGCCGGATCACCATCGCGCGCCGGGATGGGCTGACCCTCGCCGCTTGGCGCCGCACGCTGGCCGGAGAGTAAGGAGCCCCCCATGCCACGCCCAGACCTTACCGGATACGCGCCGAACCTGAACACCCTGGTACGCGCCGCCAAGAACCGCCACACCGCCCTCATGGAAGCCTTCGACACCGAGACCAACCGCCGTGTCGTGATCGTCGTCGCCTGTGCGCAAGACGACGAAGGCCAGATCCAGATCACCCCGCTGGCGCTCATGTTCGACGGCAACCCCTACGAGCGCATCGCGCCGCCGCACCCGGAGATCTCCGGCGCCTACATCACGCACGACGGGAAGACCATCACCGACGCCGACGCCGAACGCCTCAGCACCACCACCACCAGCGACCATGACACGCTGAACCAGATCGCGCGCATCCTCGCCGATGAGGAGTGGAGCGCCGACACCTACGACCAGATCGCCACCCTGTTGCGCGATAACGGGCGCGACCTCACCCCGACGCACGAGTACCCCGACAACACCGAACGCTAACACCCTTCACCCAGGCATCCGTACACCTATAGGAGATCCGCACCATGACGAACCGCTACGACGCCGCCAACCAATTCGCCAACCGCCCCGCTGACGAGAGCTTCGGTACCCTCGCCGGCTTCCTCGCCCACTTGCGCGAGGAGAAGCAGATCAGTCGGGAAGCCACGCGAGCGATCAAGGACCTGCGTGCGAACCCGCACACCAACGGCGGTATCGTGCTCACGTCCACCGACGCCGAAGGCCAGCAGCGCAACGGCAGCCTCACCCATTGGGCCTTCGGGCAGCTCGCGCGGACCATCAGCGCGCCGGCAGGGTACTTGAGGACCCTTCCGTCCGACATCACCGCCGCCGCCGTCAACTTCGGCATTCACAAGGCCAGCCGGCAGGATCTCAAGATCCTCGCCAAGAAGGCCGGCCCGGGCGACCCGACGATCATCCGCGCCATCACCAGCCCCACGTACTCCCGCGTGTGGAGCGCCGATCTTTACGCCGACCTCGCCGAACACCTCACCCCGCGCGGCTTCGATCTCCCGCCCGTGTGGCCCGGACTGGACAAGCACGGTACCGGGAAGGCCGGAGCGTACGCCGGCGACCGCGACGCCTACCTGATTCTCGCCCTCCCCGAGAGCAGCATCGTCAACGACCCGACCGCGCGCCGCTCGCGTGTGCCCTTGCCCAACGGCAGCCCGGCGCACGACGACGGTGCCATGTTCCCCGCGATAATCGTCAAGAACTCCGATGTCGGCGCAAGCTCCGTCAGCCTTGAACTCATCTACATCCGCTACATTTGCGGGAATCACATCCTGTGGGGCGTCGAGACAGGATCGAGCTTCAAACGCCGCCACGTCGGCACCAACGCCCAGCGCGACAGCGTACGGGAGATCCTCAGAATCGCCGCCGCCGTCGGCGCACAGAACCCCGCCGACATCGAGCGCATGATCAAGACCCTGGCCGAGCGGGAAATCGCCAACACGGAAGCCGGCGTCGTCGAGGAGCTCCGCGCGCTGGGTATCTCCGAGGCCGACGCCAAAGCGGCATACACCGCCACCGCCGCCGAGCAGACCAACACCACCGCCAGCCCGCGTAGTTTCTGGGGCATCGTGCAGGGACTGACGTACACCAGCCAACAGACCGGGTACCAAGACGAACGGCACACCATCGATCAGCTCGCCGCCAAGGTACTGAGCAAAGGGCGCGAACTGGTCGCCGCCTAGCGGACGTTCTACAGGAGGCACGGCGGACCCCTACCAGGTACGCCGCCGCGCCTCCGATAGAGCGCCCGCATTCCGCGAGACGCCGACAAGGAGCAGACACCATGCCCGAGACCACCACACCAGTCACGATCAGGATCACGCCGAACGACGCACAGACACCCGTCGGAAAGCTCGCCGACGCGGAAGTACATTTCCACCATGGGCCGCTCGCCGGCCTGAAGATCATCGGCTTTGCGATCTGGGAGCGCCGCAACAAGGACGGCCGCAACGTGACGTTTCCGGCGCGCCAGTACTCCGTCAACGGTGAGCGTAGGAGCTTCGCCCTTCTCCGACCCATCACCGAGGTCAAAGCGCAAGACGAGATCCGAGATCTCATCCTCTCCGCCTATGCCCGCTTCGAGGCAGACGCGCGCGCCCACGAACGCGACGCCGAGACCATCGACGCGCCGGCCGCCAGCATCCTCGCCAACGTGCCCGGCGCCTCCACCGAGAAGGCCGATCCGTTTTTCTGAGGAGCGCCGCCACCATGACCCGCACCGGACACTATCCCATGATCCCGATCTTCGAGCAGATCCCCGGAGAGTCGCCGACAAACATCGGTCGCCGCGCCCTCACACACGTACAACACCATGGCGCCGCCACGATCCCGAACGAGTACCGCGATCTGGTCGATGATCTCCTCGCCCGCAACAACTTCACCCTGGCCCCC